CAGAATCTCTATATTAACATAAACAATACTCTTGGACTTACTACAATCTTTGAGGCAGGAACAATTGACACTGGTGAAGAAGTCAAAGAAGTTTTGAATATTGTAAATGTTGAGATGGATGCAGGGTTCTATTGACAAGATCAGTAAACCCTGCTAGACTACGTTTGTCAGGGTTAGAGAAAAAAACTCTTAAGACTATAAATTGATTATCTATATAATGTAATAAAATTACTACAGGAAAATTTTATGGATCCATCTGAAATTTCATTAAGAACACCATCAAGAGATTTTGAATACGAAAGACTTTCAAGAGATGTTGATAAAATTCAAGATATTGAGGATCTAAGAACTATGCTGAAATCATACATAAAATTATATTTTAAACAACAAGAAACAATTAAAATGATCTGACAGGAACAGTTCTCAAACTGTCACAAGCACCTTGACTTTAGGGTCTGGGTGCTTTATAGTATATTCATTGATACGGAAAGCATTTGACCATTACTCTTCGTCCTCACCAGAAACGTGCTTGCGATGCTATGCTAGCACATGACAAGGGTCAAATCATTGTTCCTACAGGTGGTGGTAAAACTATCTGTATGATTCAGGATGTTGTAGAGAATTGTAAGTACATCGACAACGGAATGACGACTGTTGTTGTTGCTCCACGTATTCTGCTGGCAGAACAACTGTGCAGTGAATTCCTTGAGTTGATTGATACAACTCACACTCACGTGATGCACGTTCATAGTGGTGAGACACAGCACTATTCTACAACCAAAGCAGATGACATGCACGTCTTTGCTAACACTGTACGTTCAGCAGGTGAGAATGTTATCATCTTCACTACATATCACTCCTTACATCGTGTTATGGAAGCAGACATTGAAGTAAACAATATTTACTTTGATGAAGCACACAATTCTGTGACTCGCAACTTCTTTCCTCCAACTGAGTTTTTCAGTCATGATGCTAATCGTTGCTATTTCTTTACTGCAACTCCAAAGCATTCTATCACGGTAATGAAACCTGGCATGAATGATCCTGAAGTTTACGGTCAGGTTATTTGTCAGGTTCCTGCCCCAGAACTTATCAATGGTGGTTTTATTATTCCTCCCAAAGTTGTTGTCAATCAACTAGATAATGTAGATCTTTATCCTGACGTTCCTGTCAGGGATTCTGCACATCTAATCAAGACTATTGATGAGACTGGTGCTGATAAGGCATTGATCTGTTCCAAATCTACCAAGAACATTATCAATTTGATTGGTCAGTCTGACTTTACTTTTCAACTAGAATTGCGTGGTTACTCTTACATGTATATCACTGCCAAGACTGGTGCTGTAATTGATGGTCGTAAGGTCAATCGTGAGGTGTTCTTTGACACTTTGAGTGCATGGGGTCGTGATGATAGCAAGAAGTTCGTTGTGCTTCATCACAGCATACTCTCAGAAGGTATCAATGTCTCTGGTCTCAATTCTGTTATTTTTATGAGGTCAATGAATTATATTGGCATCAGTCAGACTATCGGTCGTGTGATTCGATTGCACAAAGATGATGCTGCTGGTCTTCGCAATGGAACTATTGTTCCAGGTAAACTTGATCAATACACTAAATCTTATGGTTTGGTTTGTATTCCTGCTTATAACAAAGTTGGTATTCAGACTGCACAAAAGATTCAGAATGTTGTTGACATTGTGTTTGAGCAGGGTGATGCTGCTGTTTCTGTAGTTAAGAAGTAATTTATGAAGTATACATATACTAACTCATCAGTGCTAGAACCTAATTATTGTAAACAATTTTGTTCTGATGATGGAAACTTTGTTGTGATTCCGATGGCAGGTAAGAAAAAACCAAAATATACTACTATCATTCAAGGAAAACCAACAGGAACAATATACCGTAACTTTGACACAGCATTGACAGCAGTGTTAAAATTGCAAAAAAGATACCTTAAAAAACAAAAAAAGAAGTAATATGACTCAATTTGCAATTTATGGTGATGCACCAAATGGAAATGAAGAATATCTGATTCCTATGTTCTCCACTCCTCTTTTACATCTTAAGGTAGAAAATTGGGAAGAAAAGAAAGCAGAACTTCTCAAGATGTATGAGAAAAGAAAATCTGATAAAGATAGATTCAAAGTTGCAACTGGAAATGAAACCAGTCTAGATGTAGAGACTGACTATCATTTCAATCATGATCATGGAGAGACCTATGATGAATTAATCATGGATATCTTCCAAGAAGAATTAGAGGCAGTTGCTGATACATTTGAATGTGGTGTAGAAGTTTGTACCTCATGGTTTGAGAAAGCATCGACCAAGAAGTTTCATCAGGTCCACAATCATGGATCTCAAGGATTTAGTGCAGTTTGCTTCATTCAGTTTGACCCAGAACATCATACACCAACTATATTCTTAAATCCCAATCTGGCAGATGTTGAAACCTGCAATATTATTCCACCTGGAATTAGAGAGGGATCAATTATATTTTTTCCTTCATATGTTCTTCACTATACTGCACCAAATCAAAGTGATGTAGATAGAATTATTCTATCATTTAATATCAATGCAGAGTATGAAGTGTTTACATTTGAAGAAGAGAATGAAAGATCAGGTGAATACTGTACGAATGATGTCTAAGTCATTTGTTCTTAGGAATTTTTTATTTCGAGATGATGTAAGAGAACTGAATCGATGGACTCTTAATAACTGCCATCAAAAGTTCTTTGAGGATGCTAACATGGATCCCGATAATCCTGGAACAAGATTTACAACTCGGTTTCCAAATGAATCAGTTGCTCCAAGTATAGATTATCCCGATGCTGCACATATTGTTAGACAAAGAATTGTAAATTATTTTAACTTGAATGAATATAAGAGTCCACCATCATACAGTCATGGTATTGTAAATGGTATTGGATATGCTGGTGGAAGAATAGAGGAACATATTGACCCTACATATTATCCAGATACAAAGACTATTCATTTTAATGCCATTACACAACATGCAGATGGGGGTGGACATACTATCATTGGTGGTGTAGAATATAATGACTTAGATACTACAGATCTATTGATTTATCAAGTATCTGAAGTTCATCATGAAGTTACAGTAACTGAGGGTGATACTCCTAGAATACTATGGGTGTTTGGTTTTTGTTTAGATAATAAAAAGATAGGAGAAATATTTTTATGAAAGATTTGAGTAAAGACTCTACATTATTTGAAACTAATAGTTTTTCAAATATGAATATTATTGAATTTGTTGATGGTAATAGAGTATCCAATCTTTACTGGATGGATAACTTTTACAAACGACCTGATGATGTATATAATTATCTGCTCTCGGTTGAACCACCACTATGGAAAGTTGGACCAGATTGGAATTTAGGTAGAGGAACTCTTAATACGAAATATTTTGAAGATCGTAGACATATGATGAAGCATCCTGGTATAATCTCATTATACGAGAAACTTTCTAACATTTGCGATCAAGAACCATTAGATGATGAAATTGTAACTAACTTCACAAGATTCTCGAAAGTTAAACAAAACCCATATAATAGTCATTTTTGGTGGCCACATCATGACGGTGGGTACAATGGTATTTGTTATCTTTCAAAGAAAGAAGAGATTGGAACAAATTTATATAAACCAACCATTACTGATAATCCAGAAGTTTTACCTCTAGATGAAAATGGAGGAGTGAGAGATGAACATGCTATTCCATGGACACCTAAAGATTTGTGGGAAATTGTAGTTAGATTTCGTTCAAAGTTCAATCGATTTGTTATGTTTGAAGGGTCATATTATTATCATAGTATGGATCTTACTGGAAGAAATTATTTTGCAGATCACTATGGTGATGCTGAATTTAGAATCAATCAAGTATTTTTCTTTAGAAATCCTAGGGCACCGAGAGAATGATAGAGCATAGATTTATACCAGAACCAAAACCAAATGATGATGATTTTGTACCTATTGATGTAGAAACAAGGGATAGGGTCGAATTGTTTACTACACCATTTTTTGACTACAAATTAAATTTTAACAATCAAGAAATTGTTGATGAGTGTTTTGGACTAAGAGATAAGTATCCAAATGGAGTTAAAAAATCCAATTTTGGACATGGGTGGCAAAGTCAGGTCTTTGAACTAATTCAAATTAGAAGAGGAGTTACACCTGCAATCCAAAATCTTGCTAGAAATGTTATTGATCTGACAAATGATATGTTAGAAGATTGTGGTTCTGGGGCAAGAGTTAGTGATGATCAAATTGGTTGGTGGATCAATATCAATAAGGGAATGGGATATAATGTCTATCATACTCATCCTGGTTGTACTGTCATCGGAATATATTATCCAATGATTCCTGATGATCTTGGAGAGCAAGATGGTAACTTAACTATTCTTAGAACTGATCCATCAAATCATAACGCAGCATTTGCTGATGTTTCTAATTGGTGTGAGTGGGTTATTAAACCTGAGGTTGGTAGATTATACTTAATGCCATCTACAGTTGGGCATTATGTGACACCTCATTTTAGTGAACAAGAGAGAATATCTATCGCATTTAATATTGGATAAATAATACACGTATCCGTTGTTA